CCTCCAAGTTCAAGACCTTGATGGAACGCAATGGTTGTCCGCAGAAGCGAATGAGCAACACCTTCAGTTCCAAGGAATGGGACGAGTTCGCCGACGAATGGAGCACCACCGACATTCGCAAACCAGCGGGGTCGTATTTCCTTGGTCTCCGCCCATTGAAGAAAGATGAAAAGTAATGTCCCACTCCACTCCACATAATAAGACACCCAAGACACCCAGTTCGTAAAGTCAGTCACGAGACACCCAGTTTTTTCCATTGGCGGACTTTGCGGATTGGGTGTCTTACCCATCTTACCCAAAAAATATGTTGATTAGATATAGAGATGCCCTATAAACTGCGGAAGGCTCCAAAGCGAGACTTATATTGGGTTATCGGCAAAGATGGAACCAAGCATTCCAAAGAACCGCTACCCCGAGAACGGGCAGAAGCCCAAATGAGAGCGTTATATGCGGCGGAAGTAAAGATGCGTGGCGGTGCTTCTTCATTCACCCCAGAGATGCGTGAAAGATTTCGGCAGATGCTCACTACTCCTTCCAACCGCATCACAACTCCAGAACAATCACAAATGGAACAACAACAAGCAAACGAAGATAGTGTGTTCAAGAAATATGGTATGACCCGTCCTCGCTCCATTCTCGGCAGTGGTCCCATTCCGTCTCGCAATGTTCTCCAGCAAATCGCCACGCAGTCTTACCAAGCCAATCCATCGGCTCAAGTCAGTGACCTCACGCTCATCAGTGCGACGCCCACCTTGAAGTTCTACAAGGCACCAGACAACACCATTGTTGTCGGCATTCGTGGAACCAAGCCAACAGACCTCCGTGATGTGAAGGCAGATGCGATGATTGCCGCTGGACAACTGGAAAGCAGTGACCGCTTCAAGGACGACTTGAACACTCTCCAGCAGTTCCAGATGAAGTATCCTCCATCAGCCAACGACTACTATGGTGTCGGACACTCACTGGGCGGAGCCATCTTGGATAGTTTCCTCAAGAAAGGACTGCTCAAGAACGGCGTCTCTTACAACCCAGCCATTCAGCCACAGAACTTATCAGACACAAGCATTCCCAATGACCGCATCTTCGCAGAGAACGACCCGCTCTACGCACTGGCGAAACCTTTCTTGGCGAAGAAGCCAGAGGTGCGTCCGCAACGGCAGAAGAAGTGGTGGGAGAAGTTGGTGAGTGCTATTCCCTACGCTGGGACGGCATACAACACTTATCAAGGGCATATGCTGGACCAGTTTGCTGGGGGTGCGAAGGCACACAAATCATTTCAAGCACAACTCAAATCAATCGGCATCTCGCCGTCCAAGTATCTCAAGGAGGCACAAGCGGCGGCAAAGTCTGCTGGACTGCCTTACAAAGTCTTGGGGTTCGCCGATGATGGAGAACACAAACTCGCAATCCCTAACGCTGATGGGAAGATGATAAAGTTTGGACGAGTTGGCTATAATGACTTTCTATTGTGGCGACATTTGGAGGCTTCGGGCAAAGTTCCGAAAGGCGAGGCGGAGAAACACCAGAGTGTGTTTCAAAAGTCACACTCGGCGATGAAAGGAAACTGGCGGAAGGACCCGTTTTCCCCAAACAATCTTGCGTTGAAGATATTGTGGTAGTCTGCCGACCCACGCATTGAAAGCAGAGAAGAGCATTATTATGATGAGGACAATAGGCTTCAAATAGATACACGGGGTTTCCAGCCGTATCCACACTTATATTCGTTCCCTTTGGTGCCGAATATAGATGTTTGATGGTTGCGACAAAGGGTGTTGTGTCGGACATTTACTTTTGGAATAGATTTTTTTAAGCAAGGAGAACCTCGTAGCCGTAGATTGCTCCACTCGTGCCCGTGTATGTGAAGGACACATTGGCTTGGACGCTGACGGCAGAAGGAGCGGCAATACCCGCAGCAAACGCCGCAATAGAACCACCCGCAAGGAAGAAGCGAATAGAAGCAGTGGCTGGGATACCAACACACGCCACAACAACGGGAGTGCCTCCGTTTCCAGTCGTAGTTCCAATCCAAGGGGCAGTGTAGTTCAGTGGCTTGGAGTTGTTCGTCTGGAACACGCTCAACGCCGCCGAACCAGCCACGCCCGTAGAGGTGACTGCGTAGATGTTGGCGTGTTCAATCGTGGTAGAAGAAGTCAGTGCGGCGTCATACTGACCAGTGACTTGGAGATTGTTGGCGGTGAGACCCAGACCCGTTACGGGGACGCAATCAAGACGATAGAATGTTGGGACGCTTCCCGCCGTCGCACGATTGGCTTTGACTGATAGTGTGTCGGTCACACTGACGGAACCAGCACTCTCAACGCCAGACGCACCGACTTGGAGACCCGCAGTCCAAGAGATTTGCTGGAGAGTTTCGGGGGCAGCAACAAGCGTAGAACTCATCTGGTATTATACCCTATACCCACATTTTTTTTGGCGGAGTGTTTCTTGTCGGAGGAGTTTTACATTAGACGAGCGTCCAGTCCGCCACGCCGACGACCCGCACCCGTTCCAGCACCCGTTCCCGCACCCGTTCCCGCACCCGTTCCCGCACCCGTTCCAGCACCCGTGCCGTAGCCTACGGCAGACATACCCTTGCGGAGCATACCGAGGTGTCCGTGCTCGGGGAGCATACCCTTGAGGTGCGAGACCATCGGCTTCGTGGCGTGGTAAATCTCCTTCGCCTTGGAGAGCACATTGGCGAGGGAACCACCCATACCTTGACCACCGACATAACGCTGGAGCATATCACGAGTGCCTTGGGGAGCCAGAGGAGCAGAGATAATGTCTTGCTCGGACAGAACACCCTTGATGATGCGGGACGAGCCACGAATGCTCTCAAAGAAGCCAGAGTTCGCCGTGATGACGAAGAGTTGGACGCCAGACTGGGCGACCGCCGAGGTGTTCTTAATCGTTAGATTGAACTGGAAGGTAAAGTTACCTACGAGGGAGGGTGCTTGACCCGTCTGTAGGGTAATGTCTTGCGAAGGCTTGAGGACCAGCAGACCGCCAACAAGGGGAATGCGACCCGCCGACGCACCACCGAAGTTCTGGGGAGAACCGCCAAGGGTGCCCGTCTGGAGAGCCGCCGCCGAGTGACCCTCACCCACCCACGAGTTGAAGTCCATATCCAAGCCGTTCTTCACGCACATTGAATACAACTGCTCCGCCGTCTGCGAAGATAAGAGACCAGAGAAGTTATCAAAGTTAATCGTTAGAGGGTTGTTGATGCCGTCCGCCGCCGTCGCCACGGGGAAATACCAGTCGCCTTGCGTCGGGTCGTAGGACTGGGGCTTCACATAGATGATGAATAGGTCGGGTATCTGCGGTAGCGTAATCGTCTGGGACTGGATTTGCTGGACGGCACCCGCACCAATCGCCGCACCTTGATACTGAGTAATGTATCTCGGAAACTCCATATAAGGGACCACGCTCTTGGGCGGCAGTGGGACATCAAGCGACGGCGTTAGGAACTGGACATTCACACGAGAGTTGGCGAATGAACCGCTGGACGAGGTGGCGTTGTAGCCGATTGACGAGAGGGTCGCACCATAGCGGGTTGTGGAGCGGACAAGGCGTGTCGGGGCTTGTAAGTTCATAATCAGTTGAATGTTATTGATACCGAACAGACCCGTGTCCCACTCGTGCGTGTCGGAGAAGGTGAAGGGCGACAGAACCAGTTTCTCCGTGGAACCCCAGCGGAAGTAGATGGTCTGTTGTATCACATCAGCCACACCGAGGCTCGTCCAAGCGGGAGCAACGGGGGCAGTTCCAGCAACGGGCGTGACGGCTAACCAGAGCGTGTCTGCGTCTTGGACAAGGTTACCCGCCGCATAAGTGACGGCGGGAGACCAGACCTTGGGAGCCACGGGGACACCATTCAGCGATGCGTAAGACGCACCAACAAAGGCGGGACCATAGGTGGCGTAAGAGGAGCCGAGCGGGTTGCCTTGGGCGTCCGTGTAGATTACATTATACCAAGCACCATTGGGCGTCTCGGCAAAGTCAGAGGCGTTCTCGTAACCAGCAATCGGGTTATTGACGGCACCAGCGGCGTCGTTGTAAGACTGATACTTGTCCAGCATTGTCGGGCAAGTCCGCTGGAGGCGGTTCTTCTTGTAGTCCGTCATACGGAGAACCTCCTTGAGCACATCTTGCGAGTTGATGACGCTCGTGGTGTCGTTAATCGTAGCCGTTAGCGTGGAGCAGAGAGAGTTGAGTGGGAAGGCACACAGAGACCAGTCACGACCATAGGTCACAAGGGGCTGACCCGCAATGGGAGGGGTCTGCTGGAGAGCGTTGAAACTCATAAAAACAGTAGAGGACCACTCCAGACCCCTATCTACATACACATTCTCGCTCGGGACATAGATGTTGTAGGTGTGCTGGGACTGGGTCGCCGCAATGGCGTTGAACGGGGCGTTCGTCAGCGAGAGAGCACCCTTCTCAACGGCATACTTCGGGCGAGACTGGACGATGCGGCTATCAAAAACGGCGAGTTTCTCAATGTCGGCACTCATCTGGTATTATACCCTATACCCACATTTTTTTTGGAGAGAGTTAGTTTCGGGGTAAGATGGGCAAGACGGGCAAATCTCAAAGTTGTCCTCGTGGAGGAAAAGTTTGGGAACTGATGGACTTGTCGGGTTGGGTGTCTTGGGTGTCTTATGCCTTGGCGTCCTTGTGCTTGAACATAACTTTGATGGCGACCGACGAAAGGTTGAACATATTGATGGGGTAGAGTTGGTTGTCCAAGCGGTTCTTCCAATAGACTTGGATATCAATGTTGCGAATGTCTTGCTTGGAAGTGGAGAAGTCGGAGAGGCGGTATTCGGCAGACGGAGCGTAGTAGATGAACTGGCGGTAGGCAGCCGTTCCGCCCAGTTGGCTCGTGTCCAGTGAGATGTCCGTGATAATAGGCTGGAAAGCAGACTGAACAGTAGCGGAACTCTGCCCAATGTTTCCAGTGCCGAGAACAACGGGAGCACCCGTAGCCTCTGACTTGACGGGCAGAAGTGTTGAGGTGAAAACGATGGACGAGACGGGAGACCACAAACTATCCACTGAAGGGTAGTCTTGCTCCGCCAACCAATAGACCCGCTGAAGAGCGGCGGGGACATAGCCGAGAGGAGGTGCTCCAGCGTAGGGAGGTAAGCGGTAGTCCGCAACATTGCGGTAGAACTTGTTGGTGAAAAGGATTTCATTCACATAGCCGTCGGGGACAACAACATTTGGATAAGGTGAGAACGCCAATCCAGTGTTGCCTATGGTGTTGTAGTAGGTGTTGTCGTAGTTGCTGAAGAGACCATACATATTGGCGTTGAAGAAGAGACGAGCATTCGGTGCCGTAGGCTGACCAACAACGGGCAACGCTGGAGCGACGGGAACATAAGTCGTCAGACGCTGACCAAAGCCGTTGCTATCCGCTTGAATAATGAACTTGAATGTCGCTGGGTCAAAAGTCATCACTGGGGGATAGACCGCATTCACAAAGTCGCCGAAGGTGGGGTAAGGGAAAGTGTAACCCGCCAATCCCGCTTGACCCGCAAAGAGAGCCGCCAATGCGTTGTAAGTGTCTTGGTAGGCACAAGTTGAGTTTGCTCCCGCCGCCGCTCCCAGTTGTGCGGGGTCAAGCATCGTCAAGTTCCACAAATCCACCCAATGCTGGAAAGTATAGACCCAGTAGTAACGGCTCGTCAAGTCTTGCGATTGACCTTGGTTTTCACCCGCAAACACCCAATAAGGCGACTGGGCGACGGGCAAGAAGAACGCCGTTCCAAACACGGGCGTTCCAGCCACCCACGAACCACCCAAATCGGGCGTAGGGTTCTGCGGTGCCGAAAAGGCGGGAGGCGGGACGGCGACGCTATTGTAGTAGAACTGCCCATTGTATTGGACCGCCGAACCCGCTGGGTAGTTCGCACGACCATTCCACGCTTGAGGCGTGATAGGCTGATAGAATGGTCCGCTCAAGTATGAGCCATAGGCTACATTGATGCCTCCCAGTGTTACAATCTGTCCCAACTGGTATCCGATGGTGTTATCATAGACGCCTTGGAACTGGTTGTTCGCCATTGTGCGGGGAGTGGGAGCCACTATCGCATTCTCCGTTTCGGGAGCATACTGAATGAAGCGGGGAGTTGGAGCGGCGGTCAGAACATACTGGTTTGCGGCGTTGTCGGTGAAGGTCTGCTGGAAACCTACCGCCATAGAATAAACAGTAAGATTAACATTGACTTGCCCCGTGCCCTCTTGTATCACTGGAATGAACAACGGAAGGTCCTTGTTCGCTCCGTCCATCGTGAAACGAATGATGGAGAAGTAATAATCCGCTGCGTTCTTGATAATCGCCGTATCACGAGTTTCGTTGAAACGGATTTGCGGGTCGCTCACCGCAACGCCGTTGAAGGTGTTCGCCGTCGTGTTATTCACAATGTCGGCATTGTAATACACATAATCTGGTTCAAGGGCAGTGCCTCCCATCGTCTGAATGCTGGAAGAGAACATCTTATCTATATCTCATAGACATATTTTTTACTTGCGGAGTTTATCGTAGGTTAAACCGCTCACAAAGTTGTCGGGCGAGAGCCCACTCGCATCTATGATGTCCTTGTATTTGTTCAACGAATAGGGTCCATAGAGACATCGGACGACGCAATGACGACCACAAGTGTTGATGGACCGCTTGTCTTGCTGGAAATCGTGCGTGTTGTAATACACTGGGCGTCCCGAGGCTCGTAGTAGTTTCGTAAGGTAAGGTTGGCTTTGGTTCAATGCCTCCAAGCGACTTTGAGGCACACCTTCCTTCTGCTTCTCTGGCTTGTCGCCATACGGGTCAAAGAACTCAATGCCCTTCTTCTTGTTCAGCAGACAACACCAGTGACCCTCCGTCGGCGACGATGTGAGAAAGAGCAAGATACAACGACCCTTGCTATCAAAACACTCGTTTATTGACCTCATCTTCGCCAAATCGGGGTAAGTCTTGATGCTGATGTCGTCACCCAGCATACGCCGTATATCACCATCGGACAATGGGTAATCTTTCACATCGTCCAAAGACATCTTATCTATATACTATAGAGAGAATAATGAACTACTCGTCACCTTTTGGAAAGGATTGGAAGGTAAAAAAAGATGCTTCCGCCGTCGCAGACGCCCCACCCGAGAAGTTCAAGCCAGAGAAACCGAAACTCTCTACCAAAACGGGGAAAGAACTGGTGGAACACTCGTGTAGTCCAACAGAACTTATGTGGATAGAGCGATGGCTTGATAACCTTGTTCGGTCCCGCTCTTTA